GGTCCACCATAATCTAATACAGCTTCCAACCAGTCGTCATTCATTTCACAAATTGGAACCCACTTTAAAGGTTCTGTTCCATCTTTACCCCTACCACCGCGTGTGGCGTGTTTACGTACAAGTTCAAAATCATCGTCTGTATAAACAGCATAGATTTTTATCTTTGTCATATCTTTTGCACCATATCTTAAATAAGAAGTGCCACCATCTACCATTGCATTGTTAGGACATGAACATGTTTTATAATCATGTCTGTGATAACTTACAATAGTTTCATTACACTCTTGACAAGTCACAGAGTTGTAAACTAGTTGTTTATTTTCCATATTCTAAAGGAATAAAGTTTTTGTCAAAATATTCTTTTGAAACCATGGTCTTAATTTTTTCCATGTCCTCTGAGTTAGCTGTAAGTTTGTTACCAACTTTTTTAAAAGCAACACAGTTGTCATTGTAAGATCTAATACCATACTGATGAGGGCTGTTTAAAAGTTGATCAAACTGAAACTCATTTATAACATAATCAGCATGACTCATAGAAAGAATAACATTAAACCTGCAAACCCAATACCTGCAAAGAAGTACATGAGATTGTTAAGCCATTGAGGATAATTGTTCATATTAAAAGTTGTTATCTATTTGAACTATTGTTTCTGCAACTGCATTGACTTCTTGAAAAAGAACATTGTGTTCTTCTTCAGGTAGTTCTAAATACTTTACACAAGTATCTAAATCCACTTTACAAATGTCTTGCATTACTTGCAGCATGAATTCTGTAGACTTGTCTGTCACATCACAAATTTGATGGACAGCTGCCAATTTTAGCTTAGTCTTGTGTTGCATCTTCTGTTTTTTCTAAAAGTTTAGCAAGATAGTTTTCCCAACCCATTTTTTTAGCAACAAATGCAATTCTAACACAATGATCAACCATAGCACCAGTTTGTCCACCTGTTTCTTCTGGATCGTCTTCATGAAGACACATGTAATCAATCAATGGTCTAACAATTGCATCATTAACTTTTACACCACCAGCACTTACTCTGTCACATAATTCTTGATGGTCGTCAAGATACTCTACACCACGCGTTACCATACGTTGGCATTCTAACTCATAATCACATGGGTTTGATTGGCTTTCTGAGAAACCACTTAAAAAGTCTCCTACAGGATACTTGTACTTTGATTCTGTTTTCATTGTTCTTGTTGTTTAAAGGTTAGTAGTAAATAAATCCTAATTGAAATTGAGCAAGTTTTGTGTCATCCTCATCACTAGATAAACCAAGCGAGATACTTTGACCACTACATGTACATGTAGGATTGCCTTCTTCATTTAATCCAAAGTGAATAAAACCTGCACTAATTGGATTCATGTGTTTAAAATCACTGTGTAACATGATTTCACCAAAAACAATAATTTCTTTGTCTTTAGTCTTAATGTACTTTGCTTTTGCCATTTGTTTGTTTTTAAAATTAGAAGTCAGGACAGGATTCGAACCTGTACGCACACATTAAGGTGGTGCTTTGATATGTTTTCTAGTGTCCACTACATGTTCCCTTAACTTTGTAGCAACTGCTGTCATCTCACATAGCGTCTAACCAATTCCGCCACCTGACCTTTTCTATTAAATCATTTCTGCTTTTTTCATTTCATCAATCTCAACCTGTGTAAGTTGTTTGACTAACTCTGTAGGTGTGTAGTAAGGCAATGCCTTAGTTCCTTGAGGCTCTACAATGATAGTACCCTCCACAGTATTAGTCTCCTGGTATTCGCTTACTTCAGCAAGTACCCAAACTAATGTTCCTTGTTTCATTTGAATTAGATTTAAAAATTTCACCACTTAAGCGCAGGTGAATACTCGCTTGTAGTCAGGCAAGGACTTGAACCTTATCCGCTTTATCAATGCGGTGCTTCCATTCAGCTACCTGACTGTGTTGCTTGTCTTTCCAAGCTGTCACGATTTTGCTAGTGTCAGACAATTGTTTTGCCTCTCATTACCTCACTAGTTTTGGGGAGCGTCTACCTGATTACCCGCATCCATTCCGCCTTGCAGGGGAAAATTTCTTTGTCTCATTTCTTCTTCTAAAGACTGATCTGGACTATAGACTTTGTCACAATTTGCACAAATCATAGCTTCTCCATCTTCAGTCCATTTGTTGACAAATTCACCTTCTTTTATATAAGGTGAGCATGATTTACAATTACATGCGTTTGCTGTGCCACAATGTGGACAATAAAATGCTCCCATCATATCCATCCTGGTTTTAAATCTTTTACAGCTGTCATTTGACCAGTGTAGTCTTTGTAATTTTCCCAATCATTGTTACAATGAAAAACAACAAATGCATGCCTACCTTCTGGAGAAAAAACTTTTATAATCCCATGTTCTTTAGTTCTACCTTTCAAATATGTAACTTTTGAACCTTCACTTAATACATCCATACGCTAGTTATTAGAAGATATATCTGATTTTATTCCAAGGTATAATCTCATCATGTAACTCTTTGAACTGATCAATGTACTGAGACTTTAGTTGATGTTTATAACGAATGTTCAACCCTCCATACTGTGATGTTTTATCTTCCTGAACATCAGGATTCCATAATAATTCTTCACCTGGTAAGTTATTTGCAAGATTATATTCATGTTTATCATGATTATGAGTCAAGAATATAACTTCAGCTTTAACTTGGTCTTTATACTTTCTATCTACAAGAGCATCTACACATTCAAAAAGCATTCTATATTGTTCTAACCAATCATCTGTTACAACAACAGGTGAAAAGTTAATATGAACATCATATCCAGCTTCAATGAATTCATTAATAGCTTTGATTCTATCAATAATCTTAGTGGTATTTGGTTCTAAAAGATCCGCATATTTCTGAGGCATCAATGAAAATCTTATACGTATCTTTTTTTCTGGATTGTACGTAAGAAGTTCATTGTTTACATACTTTGTTGCAAATGAACCCATTGCAATTTCACTTTGCTTAAAAAAGTCAAAAATGTATTGCCATTTATGGTACTTAAGATGCAATGCAAAGTCTTCATTGCATGATATGTCATAAGTAACAAACTTTTCATGAGTTTGATTAGGCTTGTCTACAGTAGAAAACCAGCTGTGATTATTAATTTCTGTAAGAATCTCACTGGTATTTTTGGCAATGTCTAACCCTTCAGGTTTATGACGCTTCATGTAACAGTAAGTACAATTAAATAGACAACCATGCCCAAAGCTTGGTGATATAAAGTCTGTACTTCTGCCACTCTCACGTATGAGCATTGATTTTCTAATTACTTGTTCCATTATTCTTTTTTAGGAATTTTAATGTTTAACTCTTCGTGTGTGACTGGTTTGTAATCAGTGTTCTCACAAGATACACAATAGTATTTTGGATGATCAATAATATTTTCATGGACATGCCCATGTATATTTCCATAAACTCTTTCAAGTTCAAATGGATGTACTGGACAGTGTGTTAGCCAAAAACCTTTGTGTTTTATCATTCCTGATACACTATGAACATGTTTTAATAGTTCTGCTACATCCTGATGACGATCATGATTACCCAGAACCACATGCTTCACGCCATTAAGACGTGAAAGCAGGTGATAAGGGCTTTTCTTTTCCATAGATACATCTCCTAGGATATAAGTAACATCACGTTTTGAAACAGTTTCATTCCAGAGTTTGACTATATGCTCATCATGTTCTTGAGCACATGAAAATCCACGTTTTTTAGCCATATTCTCATGACCAAAATGAAGATCTGCAATAAAACGAATAGTACTCATAAAATATGTTTTAGAAAGCGTAAGTATTATAATTTTTGTACAAAGCACGTGCTTTAAAAGTCATTTCACAATTGTAGATGACATTTTCTTCTATGAAAGAGTTTTTATCAGAAGTAATAATGATTCTTTTGATAGATTCTTTTGACTCTGAATCTGATTCTTCACGTTTCAATTGTGATATTACATTTTCTCTATGCTTAACTTCAAATCCAACTAGACATTTGTAGACATTTTCTTCAAGCTCATCATTTACTTCTTCTACATAGTTCAAATAACAACCACGTGGATAAGCATCAGAAATACTGATAATTTCTCCTGTAGATTCACTCATGTATCCATGGAATCCACTTATTCTCAAAGAAGTATCATGGTCAACAATGTTTTCAAAAAAGTCAGCTGGTGAGTAATTAAGAATTGTGTCATACTCAAATTCATAAACCTTACCTGTTTCTGGATGAGTCAACTTAACCATTACATCATAACTAGGTTTGTCGTTATCAGCATTAAAGAAAGATTTAAACTTACCAGGTCCAACTCTATGAATGTTAACTTCATTTATCACAGACATTAGAATGTCTATTGTCAAAAACCTAAAAAACATTACCCAGTCAATAATTTCTTGTTTGAACTCTGGATAAACAAGTTTATCATTAATGATTTCTTTAACTGTATCAATACTTAAAGAACCATAATTCTTGATGTAGCGAATACGTCCAGGACGATCAATAAAGAACTCTGAAATGTTTGTGTCATTTGATGTAAAAATCATCAAGTGTTTTGCTGAGGTAATTGTACCATCAACAAAAGAAAGTAGTGGAGCAATACGTGCTGTATCTTTATGATCAATGATTTTTTCAAATTCATCAAACATAAAACATAAAGATTGCGTCACATCATTGAAATAATTCAATGAATCAATATTTTCTGAGTTGATAATGATAATTGGTAATTCACAACGATTTGCAATAATTTTTGCAGTCACTGTTTTACCACATCCTTTCAATCCATTTAATAAGATACCCATGTTCTTTTCAGCTAATTGAAAGCTGTTATTTGTATACTTAATAAAATCTTCTTCTAAACCATAGATTTTATGGCCAAAGTTAAAGTTGTCAGAAACTTTTTGAAGGTATGGACCCATCATTGACAGTTTCAATTCCCATACACCTTGAGGTATATGATCAAAAGTATCACTTCCTGATATTTTGCTGATGTTTGTTGAGCTTCCAGCCCATAATAATTTTTTCATTTCTAGTTGTTTAGGATCACTATTTACTTACTACTCAATAACTTTAACATTAATACCATTGTGTACATGAAATTGGACTGTCTTTCTTTTTTCTGAAGACGCGTTTTCATCAATTTTCATATCAATGTCTAGTAATTTTCCAAACTCTTCTAATTGTTCTTCAGACATGCTGTTTAAAAGGTTTACTGTTGCCATTAACTTTGCGTGGTCTTTAAAATCTTCTTCTGTAAGCAGATTTTCACCACATTTAGGACATGGTTTGTTTAACCATTGATCAAGATCTTTATGTGAGACTGTCATGTCTTCATAGTCACATTT